TTCAAGAACAACTAGACAAGAAAAAGCAAAAGGAGAAAGATTTGCTACAGAAGTTGTTAAAGAACAAGGAACAGCAAAAGAACTTGGCTTTTAGATTGCACTTTATGAAGCATCATCAGCCAATTTTATAGAGAGGAAAACAAGATATGAAAAAAACAATACTTTTATGTGGGCTACTTGCCACCTTATTACAAGCCTGTACCTATCGTCCAATAATAGATTCAAATGGAAGATCAGGAACTTTTGATAATTCAAGAGCAGAAAATATAACAAACGATTTAATCTTATGCGAAAAACTTGCTAAAGATAATACTAATTTTTTTATTAATATTGGTCATTGGGTATTAAGTCCAACAATGGACACTCGTTATGAATCATTAATGAGAAAATGCGTAAGTCAGAGAGGTCATAGTGTACTCAACTAAACCAAAAAAATTAGCCTATATATGTGCTAAATGCTTTAAAACAGATGCCTTAAAACTTGCGTGGTTCTATGGCTCAGATTCCTTGTTTAGCGATTGTTTATTATGCAATAAATGTTTTAAGGAATCATTTAATCAACTGCCGATACATAAAAAAAAGGAGTGGGCATTTTATGATAAATAGATGGACAAACACAACGATTGAAGAAATAAATCATTCAATCAACGATCTTGTTCAACAATGGAATATCACAGATAAAGATAATGATAATATCTTTGATAAGATTGTTGGATTACAGATAAGAAAAATAAGACTAATGCGTAGCACTAAGTTTAAAAAGATTTCACAATCTAAAGTAGCTAGAGCAATAGGAGTAACCTTTCAACAAATTCAAAAATATGAGAGAGGCCATAATGCTTGTCCGCATAGAAACCTTAAAAAAATATCTGAATATTT